TCAATTTATCAAATTCTTAGAAGATATTTTCAGTAATCAGATTCGCTATAGTAAAAAAGGATCCATCCACTTTGTATGCATGGATTGGAAACATATACTCGAAATAACAACAGCCGGTCAACTTTTCACAGAGCTTAAAAATCTAATTGTGTGGAATAAAACCAACGGTGGGATGGGCTCTTTTTACCGATCCAAGCACGAACTTATATTCGTATTTCAAAATGAGAGCACTCCTGACGAATCTAATGTTGATAAATTATTGGATGAAATTGATCAACATGGATACTTACCCGGTCATAAACTAATCTATGTTTTTAAGAATGGAAAGGAAAAACATATAAATAACTTTGGTTTAGGCCAAACGGGTAGATATAGAACAAATGTTTGGGATTATAGTGGATTTAATTCAACACAAGGAGCGGAAAGAAAAGAAATGGAAGGACATCCAACTCCAAAGCCAGTTAAAATGGTTGCCGACGCAATGATAGATTGCAGTAACCCAGGAGATGTTATTCAAGATTTATTCATTGGATCAGGGACCAGTATTATAGCAGCCGAACAGGTTGATCGATTGTGCTACGGTCAGGAACTATCGCCTGCTTTTTGTGATCTAACTATCCGTAGGTACATCAGATTTATGCGACAAATTAGAAAACCGTTTACCATTACTAAGAATGGAGTCAAGTTATGCAATATCCAACTAAAGGAATACGAACAATGACTTATTCAGATGAATATTTAGGGCAAATTAAGGGATTTGGTGTGCTTGGATTCTCAGTTGAAGCAATTATCAATATGCTTAACCCTGACGATCCTGAGCAGTTAAAAGTGGACATTACCAACCCAGGGACTGAAGCATACAAATCCTATTGGACAGGGAAAACCACAGCCAGATATAGTATGGATAAAAATATTTTCGACCAGGCTACAAAAGAACGCTCTTTGGATGCCAACGAAAAGATGGAAAAGAGGATGTATACAAATAAGATCAATGATGCTTTAAACGAAAAATTCGGACTATAATGCTTCCAGACTTACAAAAACTTCCCGTTGATATTGTCGAACGATTCCTCCAGACGCGGAATGCTGAATCGTGCGGAATCCCGGCAAAGCTTGCAGATTATATACTGCAAATCAACTATGCAGCAAATCTGCATAAGAAGAATTCATCTATAAACGATTGTGCTCGAAAGCTACAGAAGGAGTATCCTGGACTTTCGATGAGTACTTGCAGACAAAGAGTTTATGATGCTATAAACTATTTGAATACCGATTGTACAGTTACGGCCGAAGCCTGGAATCTCTATTTTGCTGATGAAATGATGAAACTCAGAGATATAAATCTGATTGCACATAATTTCAAAGAGGCTAGATTTTGTATGCAGGAATCACGGAAATATAGAATTGCAGCTTCTGAATCGGCGATTAATCCTGATTTAAAAAAATTCAAACAACAACTTGTATCGCCAGATTTAGAAATAACACGTATGGGTATTAAAAAACAAGGCCTTCTCGGCGCTTATAAAAAGGCAATTGATATAATCAAAGGCCGTGATATCCCCGAAACAGAAAAACAACGACTAATCGGTGAAGTCGAAAGAGAACTTAATATTGAGGACGCTGAATATGGCCAATAAAACTGATTTGGAATTATTTAAAGAAGAATATCTGTCTGTAGTTCAGATTCTGATGAAATTAGCCGATCCAACATTTTTATTTGCAGAAGTGGGACGTGGATCCGGAAAGACAACTCACATGATGGCATCAAGAGTGGATCGGGTTCAAAATGATATGCCAGGAGCAGTGCTGGTACTTGGCGCATCTACTTTTAAAAGTATTTTCGACAATATTTTGCCAGGGCTTATGGAATATTTCATGGAGAATTACGAACGTGGTATATATTTTGAAGGAGGGAAAAGACCTCCAGCACATTTTAAACAATGTGCTACATATATTGATGATTGGAAACAAACGCTATCATTTTGTAATGGTACTGTTATCCAGTTCGTTTCGTGCGATAGGCCTGAATCAATGCTTGGTAAGAATGCTGCACATTTATTTGCTGATGAGTTAATTCGAATTTCGGAACAAAAGTTTACAGAGAGAATTATTCCTGCTTTACGTGCCGATCGTTCGAAGTTCGGGCATAGTCCTTATTTCATGGGAATTTCGGGCTTCTCTTCAACTCCAAACTTTGAAACAGACGAAGATTGGTGGACAAAGTACGAAAGCAATATGGATGTTGATTTGATGCATTGCATTCAAGAAATGGCTTACGAATTGGATTTAAGACTAGTGGAATTGGCTTTTGCAGAAAAGGCGTACAATGAAAAAGAGATTAAGAGATTACGGCTATTTGTTGATCGGTGGACATCAAGAATAAGAGAGCTAAGAACTGGTGAAACGTTTTACCTTCGTGCTTCTTCTTTTTCAAACATTAAAATTTTGGGCATTGACTATATTCTAAATCAGATAAAATCAATAAAAGACGAAGACAAGTTAAATACATCAATTTTCTCAGTAAGAAAAAATAAGGTTAAAACCCGTTTTGTTGGTAAGTTTGGCAAAGAACACATCTTTGATGATAGCTACGATTATACCAATTTTGATAAAATAGCAATAGCCGGAGAAAAGACTGAAACCAATAGTTTAAGTCTTAAGCACTGCGATCGGAACCAACCCTTATATGCTGGATTCGATCCAGGGCCATTCATGAGTATAGTATTCGGACAGAAGAAAGCCATTCCTGGAAAGAGAAATAGGAAAATGAAAATGATTAAAAACATGTGGGTAATTCATCCAGAGCAACATGAAGAGCTCGCACATAAGATAGATACCTTTTTCAAGCATCATTCCAGAAAAGAAATCATTTTGCATTATGACCGTGCTGCCAATCAAAATGACCCGGCGTACCGAAAATATTTTCCATTGATGACAGACGTAAACGACACAGACGCTGTGATGTTAAGAAATGCCCTGGTAGCAAAGGGATGGCGGGTAATACTCATGTCATTAGGGCAAGGAACTATTTATTATGGTACGCACTATAAATTACTAAACATCATGTTTGGAAAACCAGATGATATTCATGATGAAATAGAAATCTGTAATAATGAATGTGAAGAGCTAATAAGTAGTATTAATCACTCTCCATTAAAAAGAACAGAAGGAAGGATTGTCCTTGACAAAAGTAGCGAACGGGAACTTGCATACGAAGAACAGGCGATGTTCAGTACACAAATATTTTCTGCATTTACATATTTGATTTATGGAGAATACAAAAAACTCCTTCCAGAGGGTAATGTTCTTGACAGTATGCCAAATTCTTCAGGGACATATAGTCGATAATTCTATATCATCCCCACCAATCCCGGTGGGGATTTTTGTCCTTTACCCCCTACCTTATCACTATTACTTTCGGTTGATATAACGCAAGTAACAACATGGCAACAATACTAAGTAAACCAGACGAACTCTCTTTGAGTGGCAACCTTAAGCCATTTAAAGTCTCAACTTCCGAATCTTTAAACTTTATCCTTTCCGTAGGCACAGAAATACTTGTAAACGAAACATACCATCCTAGCGATAGTATCGTGGAGATAGATGTAAAGGACGTAGTTATTAACGCCCTTAGCTTCGTCCTTCAATACAATACATCCTATGTACAACCATCAATCATCCGAACGTTTGTAGCTTCAATTGATGGGGAGGATTATCCATTTCGGGCAATTCGTACAGGGATATCCAACTTGGCCGATACTCCATCTAACTGGCTAAAGGGAAACTTTCTTACCTGGCAGCCAAAACTAAAAAAAGTCACGTATTACACTCCGGAATGGATCACCTATTTCGCAGTAATAGCATGCGATATCAAAGTTAAAGCCTATTTCCCTGGCAACACCAATGAAACTGTTACACTACAAAGCTGTTCAGCCGGTAATGCCTATACTATCAACATGCAATATGCAGTTGTTTCCGAACTATTCTTCGGGAAAAAGCCAATGTATTACGAGGTTGCTGCATACTCAGGATCATCCCAATTAAGCTATATACAAAAATATGTAGTTTCCGATCAAATATCTGAAGACGAACAATGGATACTCTTTGAGAATACTCTAGGAGGAATCGATACATTTCGAGCATTCGGTATTACCGATTTTTCAGGACAACACACATACAATAGTTCAGTTATCGACAACGTGATGGAAGAATACCTGATCAATACCGAGAGGCTGTACACAAAAAATACCGGTCATTTAAATAAATATGAACGTCGCTGGTTGCTTGATTTCTTTCCAAGTCGGGCAAAATATATCTATCAGGAAAGTGCAATCCATAAAATTGCTTTAAAAGAAAGCGATGTCGCTTATAAATCGTCAGATCTACCTTCCAACTATACGTTTACTTATTGTTTTGCAGACATAAGCCCTTATTTAAATCTTATCCGGAACGAAGACGAACTTCCTGATAATATATCAATCCCAGTACCCGACGCGCCAAATTTTACTATACCCCCTCGTCTTGCTGAGTTTCCTAAAGTACTCCTTCACGAGGGGGTAGCCATTCCTGCTTTCGATCCAAACAGTGATGCTCCAACAACAACAACATTTGGAGCCATTAAACAGGCAATTGTTGATACATTACCAGGTAGCGACGGTATCCCAGGTTCAGGAGGTACTCTAGTTACTTTAATAAAGTCAGAAGATTCAACAACTCCGACGGATAATAATGCGTTTTCTTCTCTCAAGACTCTGAAAGAATTACAGAAATACATAATAAAACATCTTGAACAAACAGATGAGAGATATATCAGAAAAGATATTGAGGATAAAGTAAAAAAGCTAATCACCTTCGAAAAAGGAATTTGTACATCAGAAATAAAATCGGAGACTTACACTCCAGGGAGACTCGGTTCCGGGATGGCATTCTATACGCTCGAAGGTAAAACTTATGCCGAAGTAGATTTTTTATTTGTACGAAGAGAAGCACTCTTTAATCGATTAACAATTGCAGATATAAAAAGCGTAGGAGGTCAGATTTTAGTCTCCATTGCAAACATGCATTGTTCTAAAGTAGATGAGCATGAAACCTACTACAGATGCTATTTTGACACAGAAAACGGAAGTATAGTAAATCAGTTCGATGTAGATGACCTGGTGATTTGCCAAACGTTTAACTCCGTAAAACAAAAGTATTACTGGCGGTTGGTTACATACGTTGGCGATGATTATATCGATCTCAGCAAATCAGATTGCGATGGGACAGGTATTCCTACACCTGGGGATGATATTATCCAATTTGGAAATAAGACAAATGAAAGCCGGCAATCGGCAATACTCATTAGTGCCTATGGTCCGGATGCTCCGTCCATTAAACAATATATGTTTGTTAATTCCTATGATCTAACAGGGAAAGATGCTACAAGCATTTCGCCTGTTGGAAACAAATTCACAGGAGATTTTATTCTTAAAACAGGAATTAATGTAGCCACTCAGCTTAAAATTCTGGAAGGATTGATAAAATCTGAAATTCAAAGCATTGAACACTATATTAACGACGAAGATAATTACCTAAACAATGCTTCATTTTCTGCCAATATGGATGGGTGGGAAAAAGGACCATCTACTCTTGTTGTTGGTTCGACAGATGGAGTACTTGGTTTTAATGGAGAGTTTCTAGGAGATGGCGAGTATGCCTGTGATATTGTGACTCACGAGGGTAAGTATATGCTACGTGTGAAAAATAGCCATATTAAACAACTTAATTCCAATCTCAAGAACTACCCTTTGGCACCTGTTAGGTTTTATGTATCATTCCGCTATTTGTGTGATACGGCCGGCACAATAGAATGTGGATTTGAGGGAAGTTCTTTCTATAGAACTGAAAACATTGCTACAATACGCGTGCCTAAAACATTTCAATTTTCAGGGGTATGGGATGGAACAGGGGACTTTATAATCAAATTCTCCGGAGACATTTATATGTCGTTGGTAACAGTAACCAATCGTCCACTAGATGACTTTAAAATTCAAGTACAAAGCTCTTTCGAACAAACAGCCAAGAGTATTCAAGCGCTGGTTAAAACGACCGACAACCTTAACAAGACTATATCTGAAGCTGGATGGTTAACCACTTCGGATGGAGTAGACATCTGGGCTTCATGTAAGTTTGATAATGGAACATCGGTTATTTCTTTGTTCAATATATCGTCTGAAGGAATAAAGCTAAAAGGAACTAACATCGACCTTACAGGTGTAGTGTCATTCGAGAGCTTCAGTACTGATCTTAAAACAACATTATCAAAGTCTTTTGATGCCGCTAGTTTAGCTGCAAAAGATGCTGTTGCGCAAAATTTAGGATACACTGACTTTGCGGCGTTTGTTGAAAATGCCTTGACGCAAGGAAAGACTTTGATTATAAATGGATACGTTAATACTGAGCTTATAGACGTGGACACACTCCTTGCCGGAACTGTTATTGCAGATGCAATTAAGGCCAACGGATTAAATATTAACGATAAGCTAATTATAAGCCCTGATGGATCAGTCAGGACCGAAGGTACAATAATTGCTGGGAATGGTAGTAAGATTGGAGGAATGACCATAGAAGGCAGTTGTCAGAAGGGTATTTCTTCTTCATTCTTTACAGCGTCAGAGTTTCTTTTAAGTTCAGATATCATTTCCCAGATTACAAAAACACAAACGTTTATTCTTGGGGAAACATATACGGGAACTTTAACCGGACCATCTTACGGGGTAACCCTTCCGTCTCAGTATATCCTTAGCTTAAACGGCATCTCAGGGTATTCCTTCAAACTAACATTTGTGGTTGCACACAATACAAGTAGAACATTTGTTTTAAGCTCTTTTACCGGAACGGCAAAGATTGTTAACAATGACGGTGCAGTCTACAAATTTGGAGATGTTTCCGGTGGATCGGCCAATGGATATATAAAAATGGGAGTTGGAGACGTTGTCGAACTTCTATATCACAATGATGTATATTATTTGTTAAATCATAGAATATAATTATGGCAATTCAATTATCAGAACAAGAAAAGAGAGAATTGGCAGAGATAATAAAACCAATGCTTCAGTCCGGAGCGGTTGACGTTTCTAAAGCGTCTATTGTTGAGTCATTAAATGGAGTCAGTACCATTCCGGTGGTAAAACGTGAAGCGGGTGTTTCATCTGTGGTTAGAGTTCCGGTATCTCTTCTTCAAGGATCACCAGGAGAAAAAGGTGATTCATTGGATTTTATAATTCTGGGAACCTATTCAACGATACAAGAGCTACAATCGGCTTATCCTACGGGGCCGGAAAGCAGTGGCTTTTTTAAAGTCGACGATAACCTTGTCGTTTGGACAGGAACCTCTTATGAACCGCTAAATCTAAATGCGATCAAGTCTTTTGGAGATGAACAATTTATTGAGGTTAGACCTTCAGGAAGTGCTCTCGTTATTGATTTCTCCAAAACACCTTATGCAAAGGTCACTCTGGATGGACCCGAAAATATATACAATCTTTCCTTAAAGAATACAAGGGATGGAAGTGCCGGGAAAATTCTTGTATTTCAATCCGGATTTAAACAGATGTCTATCGGCACTAACATATTAGGATCGATTGACCTGCCTTTGAATCAAGGCACTGTCGCGTTATTGAATTACAATAGAATTGACGGTAAAATATATATACATTCAAATACTGTTATTGGGGATGTCCAATTCCCATCCCCACAACTAATAAAGGACTTTCAGACTATCTATTATGACTCTTCTGTCTGTATCGTGAGATGGACGGCACCATATGCGAATACCATTTACGATAAGGCAACAGAATACGACATGAGGTATTCTAATAATCCTGTCGATTCTAATGATCCTGCAGTGTGGGCATCATTGAGAAAAGTATCTAACTTACCTGCTCCTGCAGAGTATGGAACAGAACAGCGATTCACCATTTCAAATCTTGAACCTAATAAGGAGTACTACATCTATCTCAAGTCGGTTAAAGTCAATTTCGGTGTTAAGTACACCTCACAGGCAAGCGACCCAGCTTATTGTAAAACTTCGGGGAATCCAGGAGAAACTGAAGGGTATTACAGGCTGAATCTTTCAACTGATATGCTTTGGCCTCGACGAAAAGACGGATGGCTTGATTCGGAAGGAGTTGTACATGGAGTACAATACATTACGGATGAAACGGAAAAGGATTCGTTTAATGACGACGGAAAGCCGGATACTACACTTCGTCAATATGAAACATTTTGGAGAACTCCTTCAAGTAAACACGACAATCCGTTTCATTTCTTGGTTGACATGAACCAACCTCATGTTTTAGGGACGCTTTATATTATGAATTGGCAAAAAGCAGCATTTCGAGTATTTGTAATCAAGGACTTTGGATATGAACCCGAATATGTTGCTACATCAAAGCAAATGTACAATGGATGGGAAGTGTTTGATCTGCAAGGTAAAACAGGCCGATTTATTAAACTAGTCTATGACGTCGAAGCATTTGCTATGAATGAAGCAAACGTATCGAACGGCGAAGAATGTTATCCAACTGCTAACCAAGGGAACCTTCTTGGAGGAATCTATAAGATGTTTGTGTATGGCAGATATATGCAGGATAAACCCAACAAAATTCTTCCTCCTGCCAGAAATGCAAGACCAAAGCATACGGTTGACGAATTTTTCTGTACTAATGGGCACTTTTATCAACAAGGACGCATTCATAGTAAGTGTTCCGGATCTCGTGTTCGCCTTTACGGATCATTTGGGCATTTCGGCCCACCACAGTTTACAGACAATTATCAACGCATCGCCGATTATCGTGTAAGGGTTGACGACATTGCATGGGTGGCTAACAACAATGGAACCGGCAAGTTCTTCAGAGATAATATTCGAGATACCTTCGTAAAATTCGGACTAAAACCTTTTGTTGCTGGCACTGGAATTATCGACTATTGTCGTTGGCAGGGATATACATCCGGAAAAGATAAAAATAAATGTCTTGACAACTACTGGTTGCCTGGTGCATGGAAGGCTTTGCCATCTAAAGGGGTAGGTGGTACGGACAACTATTTTAAAGCCACCATGAATCCTTTAAACTACCGGACACTCTCGAAAACATGTAACCATTTAATGGGTGTATATGGAGATACTCCGGTTAACCCAGTGAATCTTGACCTTTATCCGGTGGAAGAATCTACAGTTAATGGACTTGGATACATGGACGCAATTGAGCATATCAACGAACCGGATGCAACATGGCTGGGTTGGATGTGGTATATGCAACCTGAAGAATGCGCTGCACAACTAAGTGCCATTTATGATGGCCATTGTGGAGAATTGGTTGATGAAGATGGGAACAAACAAAAATACGGAGTGAAGAATATTAACCCTAATTCTTTAGTGCTACTACCGGGAATGGCAGGATTGCATACAGCGTATATACGCATGATGTACTTGTGGGCTAAGAAAAATAGAAAAGACGGGAAGTTCCCCTGTGATGTTCTGAACTTTCACTCGTATTTCTCTAATATAGGAAACCAGGGAGGAGACGCAACTATTCCTGTTCAGTATGCCATTACTTGTGAAGAATCATTGAAAAATGAGGTAGGCGGGGAATTTCTTGTCATGGCGGATTATCGCAACAGGTATCTTCCTGATAAAGAAATTTGGATTACAGAGTTTGGATATGGTGAATGTGGTGGGGCAAATACACAGAGTAAATATCAATGTTACACACAAGCCGGACGGAGTATTGGAAGTTGGATTATCCCGGACAGACATAGAAGTGATGTAAAAGGAGCGTGGACTATTCGTGCTGTATTGACTATGATGCGTGTTGGTTTTGATATGTGTCACTACTACTCTACCGAAATGGAGGCACCTTACTTCGATAACGGACAATGGGGTGCTGGAGCAGGTTATGAAATGTTCCATTGGAATGATTGTAAAGATACAACACCAGGAGCAAAAGCTGCCGCAATAAAGGCGTACGAACACAGTTACCCTCGTGGAGGATTTGCTTTGACCGGTCTTTTTGGTCCACTGTTGAACTGCGGGGCATTTCCTATCTCTCGTGCATATTGGTGGATTGCTACTTTTCGGAATCGACTTAAAGGCTATGTGTATACCGGTAATAAGTACATAGACTCCGATGAGCGTATTATGGTTTATTGCTTTCGAAAGCCCAATGAGAATAAAGGGGCATATGTGGTATATCTGAATGACAGTCAAAATACGGGTGTACCGAATGTGGAAATACCCTTACCTTCATCCGTCACTACAGTAAAGAAAGTTACTGTGTTTGTTCCTGAACTAGTATCCCCTGAAGCATTGCCAAGCAATATCGAGTATGATCAAAGACGCACACAACTTCCAACCTCACGTCGTGAAAAGTATATTAATGGAGCATGGGTAATACAGAATGCTAAGTGGGAAGGACAATATGAATCTTTTGCCAATGGACCGGCGGTGTATCCTCCAAATCCTCAAGAAGGGGACGAAGTTACGGTTATCCCTACGGCAGCAGAGAATCCCTATTTCCCAATTGTTGGGCCGGTAGCAGCAAGGTACAGTTCGCATGGATTGAAGTTAGGTGCGAATCAATATGAATTTATTGACCCTGCTGACCCGGTTGATGGAGATGGGAAACCTAAATGGACGTCGAAATATAATACTGCCTTGGCATGGAGACAGGTTGATGCTGTGTGTGATTACATCGACTATACTGAAGATGGCCAACATGGCATTAATGGTGATGAAAAGGTTGTGGAGGTCCTTCGAAATGCCATGATAGTAAACGTGTCGGAATTTCCGGAATTTTACCTCTTCGATGCCGCTCCCGATCCTGATTTTCGAAGCAAGGTTACAGACCTTTCTGCGACACCTCTTAATTCTACCTCTGTGAAGCTTTACTGGAATAATAACAATACAGAGGACACCGGTTACGATATTTTTGCCTCTGAGCTTCCCGAAAGTGGCTATTCATTATTGAAAACCGTATCCGTTGATGTTGAGAATTCAGCAGTAGTTAGCGGTCTTACACAGCAGACAACATATTATTTTAAGGTACGTCCGGTCTGTGGAGGAAAACTGGGCACTTTAAGTGATTATACAAGTGCAAAAACATACTCATTTTTGCCGGCGGTTCAAAACCTACATAGTTCTTCGAGAACGGCAACCGGAATTTCTCTAAATTGGGAGTACACAAGCGAACAACTTTCAGACTTCGTGCACTTCGCAATATATCGGGCAGGAACAGATGGAAACTTCAAAAGAGTAGGAAGTGTGGACGATAAGAATATTACAACCTACACAGACAACGGACTTTCAGTCGGCACCACCTATGTTTATAAAGTACGTGCCGTAGGCCTGAATGGACAGAGTGAGTACAGTACGGAATTGGAAGTACGTACGCTGTTGGCTTCTGAATGTTCTCCTGTACTTCTTTCTGCTATTACAGACAAGCTTGGCAGTAAAGTTACACTTACTTTTGATCTTGATATCGCATCATTTGACGTTTCCGCAAAAGACAGTTTCATCCTAACTGAGGATAATAACCGGCGACTGATAACGATGGCTTATGCGGATGAAAGTAATACTAAAACAATTGTTCTTAAAATTAATCAAGACTCACTGAGTGACTATGATAAGAAAACAAACATCCGGATTGCCTACGAGCCTCCTGTAACAGGGTATGTTAAATCTACTTACGGAGTAAAATTAGAGGGATTCTCTGACAAACGTGTAGCCAATATCGTTGGGAACTTTACGGATGTTGAAGCAATATTCAAGGTCAATCTAACTGGCGACGGGAATAACCTTCCTGTAGACGTCGAATGGAATAATCTTATCGGAAACCCTGAGACGAGCGTTATTAAGCTATCTAATTTGGTAGACACCTATGGTAGATCGTCTGCTGTTTCAATAGAAAATGTTCTTAATTCTCCGTCACTTGTATGGGGTGGCCCATCTTCCGGCAACGGAACCTGTTCTCTTGACTGGGTAGAGAGAAATGTATACAGTTATGGATGGTCTGTAGCTTACAGAGCTTTGGTAACAGAAAATATTGTAGCCAGATTAAAATTATCAAGCCTTAATCCCGAACATAAGTATACTATTAAGGCTTATGCAAGCTACAATAACGTCAATGCAGTTGTCCCATCTGCCCGCATAAAAGTGAACAATATATACTCTAATATTGTGGCTTTGACAGGAAACCAAACCTCGTTCATGGTGATTGAAGACTGTGTACCTCTTTCAAATGGAGAGATGTTTATCGATTTTCTTCCGATGCGAGAATCAACTTCTACGGCTGTTCCTTTTCAATTTATTCTTATTGAGGAGTATCGATCAAGCTCAGAACCGGAAAACAAGGATATTTGGTTACGAGATATTAGCGTTAAAGAGGATAATGGCAGTGGAGCCGTCACAACAGATAATGTTCATGTATATTTGAATTATATCGGAACTGCTACGCATTACAGAATAGCGGAAACAGAAACTGCTCTTGCTTCGAAATATTGGACTGATGTCCCGGTGGATATGCTTGCCTCATATGTATTGTCTGATGGGTTTGCTTTAAAAACACTATTTGTTCAAGTAAAGAATGCCTATAATGAATCTAATATTCGATCTATTCAGATTGAATATAAAGATCCATATGTTCCTCTTGTACTCAAGGAAGTCTACATTAATAACGACAAAGCTCAAACAAACGAACGGAATGTTTCGGTGTTTTTCGTTAAGGACGGAATCCCTTCTCATTATCGTATTGGTGAAACAGCAGATTTAACAAGCGCACCATGGATTCCCTGGCCAAGTAATAATCCCACAGAAGTACATTTTGAGGTTTCTGCAGGAAGTGGACAGAAAACGGTGTACGCCCAAATTAAAGATGCAATCACAACATCTCTTGTTAAGGTTGATACTATCTCGTATATTGAACTGGAGTATGAGGATGTTACCCTTTCTGTGGAGTTGCCTGAAGGCTTTGTAAACAATGGAGTAAACGTTTCTTTTGCCCCTCTGAAATATAATAAGTCATTTGCTTATGGAGTAACTTCAGATGATGGTCACGTTTCGGCTTGGAACGTACTTTTTAAGTACTTTAACGGAATGTGGATTGACGACGCCATCTATTTCCACAAGTTCGATGTTAACGGGAATCTGAATCAAAGAGGAACAGGATCCTTTGCTCCAAGAGCATTAACCTATACAGATGGGTTCGGTAATAAGCGACGTTTCGCCGTTGGAACGGCAAATTTATATAGTGGACTTAATGACCTTGTCGATGCCGGAGGTAATCAGTATCCTTACCTTTTATGGCCTGAGGTTAAAGAAATGCTTGACTTTGACGGAGCGATCACATTGCATGATGTAATGGACCCCGCGTTAACAACCTATGGGGGTACCGTTGAGAACATTGTTAATGGTATAAACTCTGAACAGTCTAAAATTCTTGCAGTGATTGGAAGAAAGGCTATGTGCATGACTGAACCTAACGGAGATTCAAAGTACACAACGGCAGCCGAGCTTGTAAACGATATCAGAATTATTACTAAACAGCATAGACCGGATTTAGGTTTCGACTATCAAGATCTTAAAAATCCATTGATTAACATTGAAAAGTTAAAAGTTGCCCGCTATTTTAATGAAAATCCAACAGGAGTTGAGACGTACAAGCAAGATTTTTTGTCTTCAATGTTTTCAAAGCCTTCGCTTTATGGGGAGTTCGGTTGTCATGGTGTTGATAAAAACAAAGCTGCTGAAACGAAAGTATGGCCGTCAGTCTCTGGTTTTTTTGATTGGCTTTGTGATACTTATGGAGAGTATGGAAACGATTCCATATGGTTTGCAACGAATGACGAAGTTATTCAATATAAAGCCTTGTGTGCATTGACCACTCTTTCTCACAGGATTGAAGGAAGAACACTAACTATTTCCATGCAAGTCCCTGTTATTGAGAATTTCTACTGGAAAGAGTTTACCTTACTCATTGATGGTGTAACGGACGGTACGCTTATCGAGAGTTCAAACGTTATTGGTTTATCTTATGGAACAAAAGAAAGTCGATTTATGATTAACGTAAATCTGGATGCTACATTAACAACGAGAGCAGAAAAATACACTGCATTATTCGAGTCTACCTTGACAAATGAAGATAAAGCAAGTGCAGAATACTTCATTCAAAGACTGAAGCCATCTCTTCAAGGCACATATACTAGTAGAATAAATACGGCTACAGCTCCTCCTGTTTTAACCGCTTTCACTATAAATGCAGGTGAAGATGTGACAAATTCTCTTTCTGTTGTTTGTACTTTTGAACACATTAAGGCAAAACAGTATATGGTTTCAGAAAGTGCTACTTTTGAAGGAGCTGTCTGGAAAAACATTGTAGGTAACTCTTTGCCGTATACCCTTCCGGATATACCGAAAACACATACGCTTTATTTTAAACTTAAAAATAATTTTGGAGAGTCTTCTGTAATGAGCGACACAATCACATACACACCGGTTCAAGTTGGAATCTACTCTGTGTATATCAATGATGGTAATGCCAAAACTTTTGATGCAAATGTAAAGGTTACGTTCGCTTATGTTGGAACTCCTAGTCATTGTCGTTTGGGTAACTCTTCAGATTTATCTGCTCTTCCATGGGAGGTATTCAATCCTAGTGGAATGGCTTATTTATTAGAGAATTCATCCTATGGGATTAAGACAGTATATGCCCAGTTAAGAGATGCCTATGGAAACATCAGTGAAATAGTATCTGCCAGCATAGAGTATGCATCGATTCCTAAACAAACAGTAGTGTGGTCATTAACTGGTAAATCGAATGTTATAGAATACCCGGTACTTGATACAGGTGAAACAATAAACAAACTATTATTTGACACCCACACGGCTTACAGCTCAAAACAGTTTCGGTCTACATCCGGTGAACTCATCCCTTGGTATGTTGAATTAAACTCTTCATACTACGTAGCAGATTCAGAAACAGGCGCTGCAGGAACATATCTCAGTGCCATTGGCTCTGGTCAACCAACTTTAGGCGGGGATATGGGTGTTTATAAAGATGTTTACCTTACAAGAAGCTATTTGACTAACGGAAACTGTGCAGCTGGAGCAAATAAGGGGAAAATTCAGTTTACGCTTCCGGTAGGATTATACAAGATCAAAATCTTATTGTCTGTTGGATCAGGCAGCTCATTTAATGAAGCTCAACGATTGGCTTCTTGGTATAAAATCAACGTAAATGGAGTTTCTGGAACTCCGGTTCAAGTTGGTCCAACAGGATTTACCGGATTAAATAATACCCAATTTAATGCAGAGATCGACATAGTTGTCAATCAAGCCAATGATAGGAATGTTATATTGTACTTATACAACACTTCTAATTTGTGGTATCGCCCAGGAGTTAATCTTATTGAGATTATCAAGACGGCCTAATATAATAACAGCCTACCTGATTTAGGTAGGCTGTTATTGTTTTAATTAAAGCTTGAAAAAAACGCATACGCATCCAAACAAAAATATATTACTTTGAATATATTTTCAATCTCAAACCTGAATATCAATTTACAAACAGCGTAATTAATTTGCTCCATACAATTCTCTTTTATTAAGAATAGGGTGCCAACCCATTCTTTTGATTAATAATTGAGGATATGGAATAAACCAACCGATTAAAACGCGTAAATTTGAAAACCACATAAACAGATTTTTGTCCTTTCCTACCACCCCACCCCTTCATATCTTCGTTTCCATGAAACAGGCAAACGAAATATCAGGAACCGAAGCAATCCAACGCATGCGATTGCTAAAGAAAGTCCCGGGTGTACATTTCACCCTCATACACCTTACTTGTAATTTGCGCAAACGCACTACGGGCGGAATGCGTAAAGTAGAACGTTGCCGGCTCAGAGCATCCATGCGTAGTGACCAGGCCGAAACAGACCCGGATCACTATCTGCCATACGAAGACCTCGATACCGAAGAGCCCCGTCAATGCTTCAAAAAGCTTATCAGATACGTAGGATTTCCTCCAACATACAAACTGCAACGAGTAAACTGGTTTACAAATGAAGAAGAATAAAAAACAACAACCTGTTGTCATTGACATGACTTCAGAAAGCAACGAACCCATGACAATCACCAAATTTGGAAGTTCTCATGGAGTCGTTAAGAGCAAATCCGGAGGCGTACTAAGCTTCGAGATACAAGGCGTTTCCGAGCGAAACGAGGTCATGAATCAAGAATACCGGAACATCTACCGAAACTACATGGCCGAGAGCACCGGCATTCAGATGGGCGATTTCCTGGTACCCATGTGGGGCGAAGGGCACAACCTATACCCGCAAGAAGTCTACAATGTCATTTCAGATAATAAGCTCCTGCCGGAACTATTGTCCAAACAAGTCCAATTCCTGTTTGGCAAAGGACCATACTTGTACAAAGAAGAAATCGTTGGTGAAGGCAAAAATCAGAAAAAAACCAGAGTACCGGTTCAGGATCCCGAAATACAAGCCTGGCTGGATAGTTGGGAAGACAACGGATATCCATCCGTGTGGGAATATCTTATCAATATCATCACAGACTATTACCACGTACTATCATGTATATCTCAATACCATTTTAACCGGTCTCGGCGAATTACGACTCCTGGTAAAAATAACAGCACCGGTACACTCCCTATCGTAGCACTTACCTATGTAGGTAGCGAAAAGGCCCGTCTTGGTGTGTTAAGATCAAAGGTACATCCTGGGCAACCTATTCACAATGAAGACTGCGAGTTCATCCTCGTTGGCGATTGGTTTAATCCTGGTAAACGAGGCTTCGAAGTATATCCCCGTCTCCGGATCCAGAATCCTTTCCAGTACGAAACTGCTATCAGTTGGGTTAAAAGCAAAACATTTACCAAAGAACTATATCCGTACAATGAGTGGTTCAAAGGGTTGTACGAGTGGATTAAAGGCTCTAATCTTACACCCAAATATATCAATTCATATTTGCGTAATGCCCTCAATGCTCACGTACATGTAGTAATACCTGGTAGTTGGTATCTTAAAATGAAAGAAATCCTACAAGACCTTTGCCGGCAAAATATGGTTGGTTCATCTAGCATGCCCCTTCAGGCAGAGTTTCAGGGTGTAAAACTTATCGACCCTGTAACAAACGAACCATACGAATTTTACGAAGGTATGATGGACGATCTTATTAATCACAAGCTAACCGAAATAACCACCTTTCTTTCCGGCGAAGGCAAGAACCAGGGAAAGTTATGGGCAACAACCAAATGGGGAGAAGACGGCTGGGAGTTCAAAGAGTTCCCAGGCAAATTTAAAGAATACCTGGATTCGCTCATATCTTACGATAAGCGGGCCGATCAGGTAATTCTTGCCGGCAAAGGAATCAATTCAAGCATAAGTAACGTCGAAG